ACAGTATTTAATTATGTAAAGTATATGGATGGTAAGAACATCACAGCAACAGATATTTCTGAGGCTACAGGTCTTGAGGTAAGAAGTGTAAATGGTATTGTTACTTCTGCTTTTTAGAAGAAGGGCTTGATGGAGAGAATCCCAGCTGAGATTGAACTTGATGATGGTTCTCATAAGGCTGTAAAGTTTATTAGACTTACAGAAGCTGGTAAGTCTTTCGATCCTGATGCAGAAGACGTTCCCGCAAAGGACGAGTAATAGCTGTTACTTAATATAGATTTTAGGGAATAGGTTACATAATCTATTCCCTTTTTCTTAGAGGAATAAATGTATGAGTAATTTTTTAATAACAATAATAATAGTTGATATATTGGTATTTACTGTTACATATGGTATATATACTTATTTGTTTTTAAAACAACGAAAAAAGCAGAGAGAAATATATAGTAAATTAGAAATAGATATTGATATATTAGAACATAAAAAAGAAAATTTAAATCAAGAAATAGAAGAAAGACAAGAATAGCTTAATGCGGCAATTGAAGAATTAACAATATAGAGAGAGCAAAAGAAACAAGAATTTAAAGAAAAATGTGAACAAGATTATTAGGATATAAAGGATAATTATGATTATAGTGTTGCGAAAATAAATGAATAGATATCTGCGGCAGAGAATAAACTACGGAAGATATAGGATACACTTAATGCAGCAACCGCCGCACAAACTAGGGCTTAGGAAATAAAAGATAATAAAAGTTTTTATTGCTTACCTTTATCTATTGAGGATTAGAATGATATTCAAGTATTAGAAAGAGTTAAGAAGCAATTAAATAAGCCAAGAATTCTAAGTATGTTAATTTGGTCTACTTATTTTCAAAAGCCAATGAATACATTATGTAATAATATTTTAGGAACTAAAGAAGTAACTGGTATATATAAAATTACTAATTAGTTAAATAATAAATGCTATATAGGTTAGAGTGTTGATATAAGTACTCGTTTTAAAAATCACGCAAAGTGCGGCTTGGGTATAGACACGCCGCCCGGCAATAAACTTTATCAAGCTATACAGGAAGATGGCATATAGAATTTCTCTTGGGAACTTTTGGAAGAGTGCAGTAAAGACGAATTAAATGAAAAAGAAATGTTTTATATAGAATTATATTAGGCAAAAGAATTTGGTTATAATACTTTGAAAGGTGTGAATAGTAAATGAAATTTGAAAGAACTCTTGTATCTGGGTTTGAGGGAGCAATAAGAGGTATGCGGAATCCGCTTGAAAGCTGGTCCCGCTCTGATAGCAGATTTGGATTTATAGATAATAATTATGATACTAAAGCAGTTAATTATAGATTAAAAGATGCAGCAGAAGCTTGGTTTACTTATAATGAATCATTAAGAGAAAATATTAAAAACTTTAAAGAAAAATCTATATCAGATTATGAATCTTGGCTTTCTTATAATAATGAAGTTGGATTTGATTTTGATAATAATATAGAATAGTTTGTATATATTGGGCCGCATGATATGCGGCTTATGCAAAGACTTATAAAAGCTGGCGGAGAACATCGTAAATTCATGCGGCAGATACAAGTTTCTGTCGATATTACCGCCCCATTGTATTGGTGGAAGGAAGCTGATACCTATCGCGTTGGGGTAACAACAAACTCAACTTCTACAATGCACAAACTTGCAACTACTCCCATTACTATTGATTGCTTTGAAACAGATGATTATACAGGAAAATGTCTCTATTTAGGATATATAGAAGAATCTAATTCTGTTGATTTTTCTATAACATCTTATATTAGTTTTTTAGAAAGACTTCGTCTTGAATATCTTAAAACTAAAGATAAAAAATATTGGAAAGAATTAATAAGATGGCTTCCGGAATCTTGGCTTCAAACTCGTACTGTAACTATGAACTATGAAAATATATATTCTATGGTTAAACAAAGAAAAAATCATAAACTCACTGAATGGAGCGAAAGCTTTATGGATTGGGTAGAATTACTTCCTTATGCTAATGAACTTTTGTTTTTAGAATAATTATTGAATTTTATAAAAAATAATGATATAATTATTATAGAAAATAAAAAAAGAGGTAATTTAATATGACTAACAAAGATAAGTTTATTGAAGAAGTAGAAAACCTGATAACAGAAAGCGGAAAGAACCTTTCTGATGAAGCTTACTCTTATTTTGAATCTATAAAGCATAAAGTTGGTACTGAAAAGCTTACAGAAAATGGAACAAAAGTTTTAAAGTATATGGCGGAGAACAAAGACAATTTCAGTAATGTATTTAAAGCTATTGACATTGGAGATGGAATTACAATGACTGGTAGAGCAGTATCTGGTGCTATGAGAAAGCTTATTGAATCTGGATATGTGAAGAAAGATGCAACCACCGCACCAGTTACTTATAGTATTACAGATTTTGGAGTAGAAAAAGCATTGAGTTGAAACAATAAAAATTTTATGTTATAATATTTATATAGTGTTTTTGATTTTTTAAAAAAAATTTAAGGAGAAAATTATTTATGAAGAAAATGGTAAATGAAGCAACTTATGAAGGTAGAGTTTTTCAGCACAAGCTTGTAAAGAAGACAGTATCAAATCAGTCTTCTAAAAATTTTGGTAAGGAATTTATTTCTGGTACTCTTGATATTGCAACTGATGATGCAGGACTTAATGTAGTACAGGTTCATTATACTTATGTAACTGCTACAACTAATGCAGGTAGCGAAAATAGAACATTCACTGCACTTTCAAAGATTATGGATGGTCCTACTTGGGTAGAGAATGGTAAGGACGAAGCAATGAAAATAAAGGCAACAACCGCTATTGGTCTTAACGAATTTTATTCTTCAAGAGACAATCAGATTGTTTCTCAGATGATTAATGAAGGCGGTTTCATTAATATTATTAATTCTCTTTCTGAGGAAAAGGAAAATAAGAGAAATAAGTTTATTGTTGATATGCTTATCACAAAGGCAACAAGAGTTGAAGCAGACCCCGAGAAGAATATTGATAAGGATTATCTTAATCTTCGTGGTGTAATCTTTAACTTTAGAAATGCAATTCTTCCTATTACTCTTAAAGTAACTAATGAAAAGGGTATTGAAGATTTTGAAAGTCTTGATGTTTCTTCTTCTAATCCTTATTTCATTAAGGTATGGGGTAAAAATGTAAATACAACAGTTACAATTACTAAGGAAGTTGATGCTTCTGATTGGGGCGAAGCTTATGTAGATACTCAGGAAAGAAATGTTAGAGATTGGGTAATCTCAGGTAGAGCGGCAGTTCCTTATGAGTTTGGTGAAGAGGGAGTTCTTACAACAGATGAACTTACAAAGGCTCAGCAGGACAGAGAGCTTGTTCTTGCGGAAATCAAGAAGAGAAATGAAGAATACAATGCTTCTAAGGGCGAAACGGTAGCACCTGCTCCAGCAAAGGCAATTGCCCCTAAAGCAACAAGCGAATTTAATTTCTAATTAAGATAGGAGGACAAATAAATGGGAATTAATCTTATGGCTCTTGAGCCTCATAAAGTATCCCGTGATTTAAGCGGCTACATAACTTATGTGTACGGTCCTCCAAAGGTAGGAAAGACAACGCTTGGCTCTCAGATGCCAAGCCCTCTTCTCCTAGCTTGTGAGAAGGGATATAATGCAATACCGGGAATTATTGCGTAGGATATAACTTCTTGGAGAGATATTAGAGATGTTTTAAGAGAACTCAAGAAACCCGAAGTTAAAGAAAAGTTTGCTACAATTATCATTGATACAGTAGATATCGCAGCGGTTTATTGCGAAAAATATGTATGTGCTCAAGCAGAAGTTGATTCCATTTCACAGATTCCTTATGGACAGGGATGGAACAAACTTAAAAAGGAATTTGAAGAAGTTTTCCGTACTATGACGCAGCTTGGGTATGCAGTATATTTTATTTCACATTCTAAAGAAGGTACTTTCAAAAGACAGGATGGTACAGAATATACACAGATTAAGCCTTCTGTAACTACTACGTATAATAGTATTATAGAGAATATGGCTGACCTGTATGGATATATGCATCCAGTATATGAAGATGGACAGTCAAAAGTAAAAATGACTTTACGTTCACTGGATGGTTCAATTGCGGCAGGCGGTAGATTTAAATATATTGCCCCAGAAATTGATTCAAGCTATGATTCACTTGTTAAGGCATTAAATGATGCAATAGATGAAGAAGCTAAACTTACAAATAATGCTTATGTAACAGATGAAAGAGAAAAAGCTCCAAACATTACAGTTCTTGATTTTGATGAACTATTAAACAAATTTAATTCTATTCTTAGCAATATTGTTAATACACATTCAGAAGAAGAATTCAATTCATATTACGCTCCACGAATTACACAAATTACAGATAAATACCTTGGTAAAGGAAAGAAAGTTAGCGGCTGCTCCCGTGACCAAGTTGAGATGCTTAGTTTGATAGTTTCTGACCTCGAAGAACTTGAAGAAAAATCTAAAGTAAGTGCTCAGTAATAAAGAGTTAAGAGTCAAGAGGAAGAATTATCTTTCTCTTGATTTTTTTAATAAAATATGTTATAATAAATATATAATAAAGAAAAAGGTGTTATAAGATGGCGGCAAAGCATATAGTTAAATGTAAAATATGCGGAAAAGAGTTTGATTTAAATTCTGAACAAGGCGTAAAATGTGGGGCAAGGAGATATGCTCATCAAGCTTGTTATCCAGAAGGAGAATTAGTTGAAATGGCTTCTCAAAAAGACCCAGATTTAGTAGCACTTGAACAATATATAATGAAGCTATTTGACGATGATTATATAAGCCCAAGAGTTAGAAAACAAATAGAAACTTACAGAAAAGAATATAACTATACATATAGTGGAATATTAAAAAGCTTAATATGGTTTTATGAAATAAAAGGCAATTCAAAAGAAGAAGCAAATCACGGCATAGGTATTGTACCATATATTTATTAGGAATCATACAACTATTATTATAATATATTCTTAGCACAAAAGGCAAACGAAGATAAAGATGTAAACTACTTTAAGTCAACGATAAGAAGCATCATTATTCCATCGCCGCACGCAGAAACTAAAAAACCTAAAATGTTTAATATTGATAGTATGGAGGATTAATAATGGCTAAAGAAAAATATATTGATATTCCTGCTATTGTACAGTTAATTGGCGGAGTTTATTTAAATAATTCAGTATTAGATAATTCTCATTATTTTTTTGATGAGGATGATTTTACAGAAAGATTTCATAAGATTCTTTTTGGTACTATCTATAATTTGCATAATTTAGGTGTCACTAAAATAGATATAATAGCAATTGAAGATTATTTACAGCAAAGACCAGAAGCATATGGCGTTTATCAGTCTAATAAAGGTAGAGAATACATTCAGAAGTTGGAAGAGAATACACAGGTCGCCGCATTTGATTATTACTATGGCAGAGTTAAAAAAATGACTTTGTTTAGAATGTACGAAAAAGCTGGAATTAATTTGTCTTGGCTTTATGATATAGATAATATATTAGACACAAAAAAGAAACAAGCACAAGAAGATTGGTTAGATAGTCATTCTCTTGAAGAAATAGCAGATATAATAGATAGTAGAATTTCTTAGGTTAGAAGTAAATACGTTGATAATTCTATTGAAAATGCTGGTCAGGCGGGAGACGACATATTTGAATTAATTGAAGATTTTAAAGCCAAGCCTGAATTTGGTATTCCTCTTTATGGTAAATATATAAATACTATAACAAGAGGTGCAAGGCTTTCCAAAGTATATATGCGGTCTGCCGCTACAGGACTCGGTAAAACTCGTACAATGATTGCTGATGCTTGTACTTTTGCTTGCGATACAATATTTGATTTAACTGAATATAAATGGGTATCAAATGGTACAAAAGAACCAACAGTTTATATAACAACAGAACAAGATAAAAAAGAAATTCAATCAATGATGTTAGCTTTTGTTTCCGCAGTAGATGAAGAACATATTCTCACTGGTAAATATGAAAATGATGAATATGAAAGAGTAAAATATGCGGCAAAGATACTACAAGATTCTCCACTTTATATAGAAATGCTTCCAGACTTTTCAATGCAAGATATTGAAAATTGCATTAAAAGAAATATTCAACTTAAAAATGTAAAATATATTTGTTATGACTATATTCACACTTCTATGAAAATTCTTAGCGAAATATCTTCTAAAACTGGCGTTAAAGGATTGCGAGAAGATAATATCTTATTTATGATAGGAGTAAGATTAAAAGATATAGCAATGCAATATGGAGTATTTATTATCACATCAACTCAGCTAAATGGCGGCTATGTCGAAGCTAAAGTATTTGACCAAAATCTTTTGAGAGGTGCAAAGAGTCTTGGAGATAAAATTGATGTGGGAATGATTATGCTTAGAGTCGAAGAAGAGGAAAAAGAAGCTCTGGGTCCAATAATCAGAAAAGGTGGATTTGAGATGCCAGATATAAAGATTTCAGTGTATAAAAACCGTAGAAGTAGATATGAACATATTTTAATATGGTGTAAAAGTAACAGAGGAATTTGTAGAATTGACCCACTCTTTGTAACTGGTTATAATTATGACTTTATTCCTATTGAAGATACACAAATAAAAGTTGTAGAAAGTAGTAATTAATTATGTCATTTTCTTATAATAAAGATGAAATAAAAGAAAACCTGACAATAGAGCAAATATATGATTTATTAGCAGAATTAGGAGCAGAACCTATTCTTAAAAATAATTTGATAGTTTCACGTACAATATGTCACGGTGGCTCAAGTCATAAACTTTATTATTATGGAAATACCAACTTATTTCGTTGTTATACAGAATGTGATGAAGTATTTGATGTGTTTCAATTAATTCAAAAGGTTAAGAAAGTGACGTTGCCGCAAGCTATTAAATTTATAGCAAATTTCTTTGGGATACAAACTCAAGATTTAGATTTTGATGAAGAACAAAGATTAAAAGATTGGGAAGTATTCAATAATTATGAAAGAATAAAAACAATAGATGAACATAAACAAATAGTTGAATTTAAAATATTTGATAAGAGTATTTTAAATAATTTACCTCAGCCGCATATTTTAAACTGGGAAAGAGAAGGAATATCATATGATGTTATGAAAAATGCGGGAATCGCCTATGACCCCTCAAACCAAGGTATTGTAATCCCGCATTATGATATAAATGGAAATCTTATAGGAATAAGAGAAAGAACATTAATACAAGAGGAAGAGCAATATGGTAAATATAAACCCGCAATATTTAATGGCATAATGTATAATCATCCTCTTGGTTTTTCATTGTATAATTTGAACAATAGTAAAGACAATATAAAGATAATGAAAAAAGCTATTATATTTGAATCGGAGAAAGCCACATTACAATATGCTAGTTATTATGGAATTGAAAATGATATTAGTTGTGCGTGCTGTGGCAGCTCAATAATTAATTATCAAATTCAGTTGTTGCTTTCTCTTGGCGTTCAAGAAGTAGTTATTGCTCTTGATAGACAATATAAAGAGATTGGCGATGACGAATTTAAGCATTGGACTAAAAAGTTAGAAGGCTTTAATAAGAAATTTAAAAGCTTAGTAAATATATCTTTTATATTTGACAAAGAACATAACTTAGAATATAAGATGAGCCCAGTTGACGCAGGAAAAGATACTTTTTTACATTTATTTAAAGAAAGAGTGATTTTATAATGTATACAAGTTATTTTGCTCAATTAAAGAATCTTCCAGAAAACTTCATACCTATTTCTATATGCGGAAAAGCACCAGAATGGTACACTGGACTTCAATATAAGAAATTCGCACCAAAGTATACTTTTTTTATGTAGTGGGAAAAAACACACGATAATGATTATTATATAAGATGTTTTAATGAGCAAGTATTAAATAAGCTTAATATTGAAATAGTAAAACAAGAGTTATTAAAATTAATTTCTACTATTGACAATTATCAAGAGAAAGAGATATGTCTATTATGCTATGAAAAACCATCTGATTTTTGTCATAGGCATTTGGTTGCGAAATGGCTAAATGACAATGGAATTGAATGTAAAGAATGGGAGAAAAATAAATGAAATATTAGCTAATTAATTAGTATGACAACTAGCCATCTACTCTTGAATTGATTTTTATGAATAGAGGAATAAAGTAGAATGAAATTTAGGATTATATAAATACAACAGATGAAGATATAAATTCACCTTTATTATTGGGTGAAGAAAATCTAAAAAGTGCGGTAGCTATTTTATTCAAAGCAGTAAAGAATAGTGAGCAAGCTATAATCATTGTTGACCCAGATGCAGATGGATTCACAGCTTCCGCTACTTTAATTAATTATCTTCATAACATATGTCCTTCTTGGATAGAAAATAATCTTTAGCTTTATTTTCATACAGGAAAATAGCATGGACTAGATGATTGTATAGATTATATTCTTGAAAATAATTTTTCTTTGGTTTTAATTCCAGATGCGGGAAGTAATGACTATGAGCAGCATAAACTCTTAAAAGAAAGAGGAATCCCCGCAATAGTATTTGACCATCACGAAGCTGAAAAAATTAGTGAGGATGCTATAATAATTAATAATTAGTTAAGTGATTATCCTAATAAATTTTTATCAGGTGTTGGAATAACATGGTAGTTCTGCCGCTATGTAGATAAAATAATCAATAAAAGCTATGCAGATTAGTATTTAGACCTTGTGGCACTTGGTAACTGTGCAGATATGATGAGCCTTACTTCAAAAGAAACAAAACATATTATTAATAAAGGATTTAAACAAATTAATAATCCTTTCATTAAATATATGGCAGACAAAAATAGCTATTCATTAGGTGATAAAGTAACGTCAATGGGTGCCGCCTTTTATATTGTCCCTTTTATCAATGCTATTGTAAGAAGTGGAACATAGGAAGAAAAAATCTTAATATTCAATTCAATGCTTGAATACAAAGCTTATAATAAAATTCCTTCAAATAAGAGAGGACATAAACTTGGTGAAGAAGAAGAATTAGTTGTACAAGCTATTAGAACTGCTATTAATGTAAAAAATAGATAGACAAAAGAACAAGATGCAAGTATGGAATTTATTGAAAGCAGAATAGAAAAAGATAATATGCTTGAACATAAAGTGTTATTATTTTTATTAGAAGGCGGAGAAGTGAAGAAGAATTTAGCTGGGTTAGTAGCTAATAAAATTATGGCTAAATATTAGCATCCTTGTTGTATTCTTACTAAAGCTGCTTCTGTTCCTGATGAATCAATTCCGCCTTGGGAAGATTAGCCAACTACTATTTCTTATTAGGGTTCTGCAAGAGGATGCGATATTGCGGGAGTTTCTGAATTTAAAGATATATGTGAAAATACTGGATGTATATCTTGGGCTTTTGGTCACTAGGGAGCTTTTGGTTTATCTCTTCCCGCTGATAATATTGATAAATTTGTTGCCGCAACTGATGAAGCTTTAAAAGATATGTCCTCTTAGCCTATATATTATGTTGATTGTATTTATGATGGCGATAATATAAATCCAAATGATATATTAGAAATTGCTTAGCTTGATGACTTTTGGGGAAAAGATTTTGATGAACCTTATATAGCAATAAAAGATTTAAAGATAACAGCAAATATGGTTACAATTTATAGAAAAACTACTAATACAATAAAGATTAGTTTATCAAACAATATAGATTTAATAATGTTTAAAGCATCAGAAGATGATTGCGATATTTTTCAAACAACTAATACAGGATACACAAAAGTGGATATAATAGGTTAGTGTAGAATAAATGAATGGAATGGCAACGTGTCACCGCAAATAGAAATAATTGATTATAATATAGTCACTTCAAGTAAATATGACTTCTAATATGCAGCAGGTGGCAGGGCTGCAAACCAACGTTTCTGGGAATAAAAAGAGGATTTTGAATTTTTTTATTCCCATTTTTCTTTGTTGAAAAATTCTATAATTTATGTTATAATTATTATAGAAATAAAAGGAGAAAAATAATGGACAGTGCTGAATTATCTAATTTTTAGATGCTATTACTATTGTTGGCTTCTTGGCTCAACTTGATAATATGGACAAAGATGAGAAAGAAACAGATTACATTCACAAAGTAATTGATTCAATAGCTAACGAAATAGAAAAATTACATAAAGAAAATGAAATAATAATTGAATAGAATAATAAAATATTGAAGTTATTAGGAAGAAGTGAGGAATATGGAGCTAACGAATAAGCAAGAGCAAGGACTAAAAGCGGTATTAACCAAGTATAAAAATCATTGTAAATATGCAGTGGTATCTGGCTATGCAGGTGCAGGTAAGTCGACATTAGTACGTTTCATCGTAGAAGCTTTGGATGTGGATGAAGATAAGGTAGCTTATGGCTGCTATACAGGTAAAGCCGCAGAAGTTTTGCGTAAAAAAGGAAATAAAAATGCTATGACTTTACATAAGCTATTGTATGATAGTATTCCAAAGGCGGGCGGTGGCTTCTTCCGCAAACCAAAAGTATCTTTGGAATATAACATAGTAATTGTAGATGAGGTTTCTATGGTACCTAAATCTATGGTAGACCTATTGCTAAGTTATAGGGTTTTTGTTATTTTCTTAGGTGACCCCTTTCAGCTGAGCCAGCTTGATAGAAACGACGCACATCAGCTTTTGGATACCCCTGATATATTCTTGGATGAAGTAATGCGTCAAGCTAAAGAATCTGAAATTATACGTTTAACTATGAAAATAAGAAATATGGAAAAATTTAATTCTACTGACCAAGAAGAAGTAATGATTATTCCAAAAGAAGATTTATCAACTGGACATATGAAGTGGGCAGATATAATTCTTTGTGCTACTAATAATACAAGACATATGATGAATACTCAAATGCGAGAAATACTTGGATATAGTGGAGATATTCAAACAGGAGAAAGAATAATTATAAAACGAAACTATTGGGAAGAGTGTAACCTAGATGGAGATGCCCTTGTTAATGGTTCTATTGGTACAATAGAAAATCCATTTGAAAGCTTTGTTCAACTTCCAAGAACCATAAAAAATGACAGACGTAATTTGCCTTTGTATTGTTGCAACTTTATTCCAGATGGCGGCAGCCCCTTTAATAATTTGGATATTGATAAAGATTTTCTTTTAACAGGGCAGCCTTGCGTTGACTGGAGAGTATCTTATCAACTGGGAAGAATGAAGCCAAGTATGAGTGACATTCTCCCAAAGCAAGCTACTTACGGCTATGCACTTACCGTGCATTCCGCTCAAGGTAGTTAGTGGGATAAAGTTCTAGTAATAGAAGAAAGTTTTCCTTTTGATAAAAAAGAGCACGCCAGATGGCTTTATACAGCTTGTACAAGAGCAGTTTCTCGTCTTGTTCTTGTAAGATAAGAATTGGAGAAATATTATGACTAACAATGAAATTTTAGATAAATATAATTCTAAAGAAATAAATTGTATTTATGGATTTATGTATGGACATAAATATATTAATACTTTTGATAAAGGATTAATTCCTGATAAAATTATTAAAATTAATAAAAAAGATTTACAATTAGGTATAAAAAATGATTGCTTTGTTTATGTTTGGGGATACCCGGGTCCAGATGCAAATATTTATAAATTTGAAGATTATGGAGAAACTTGGGCTTTTACAAAAAAGGAGCTAATATGACTGAATTAGAAAATTTTATATATGATATAATGCGAATGAATGAAATAAAAGAAATGCCTATGCACATAAAACGTAAGGTATATAAAATTTATAAATCAAGATTATTTGATAAATTGGAAAATGAAATGTCTAAAATACTTGAAGATAATTATAATAATTACTTTAATAGTTTTGCTAATGTAAATGATATATCTTTAGGTATTCCTGCGACTTTTAATTGAAAAATAATATAAAAAATGTTATAATTATAATATAAGAAATGTAATTATAACATTTTTAATTTGAAGAAGGTGAAGCTTATGACCTACCCCGGTAGTATCCATAATCATACTCAAATGTCGAACTTTCGCTTGAGAGATTGCATCATAAAGGAAGAAGATTTAATCAATAGGGCAATTGAATTAAATCATTCTGTGTTGGCTATCACTGACCATGAATCAATAGCTGCCGCAGTTAGAGTAGAAAAGTTATATAAGAAAGTTAAAGAAAAAAATATCCCATTGAAAATAATTATGGGAAACGAGATTTATTTATGTAGAGATGGCTTAAATAATGAAACTTATGTCCATGGAGAAGATAGGTATTATCATTTTATTCTTTTGAGTAAAGACTTAATTGGTTTTCAACAAATATGTGAACTTTCTACTCGTGCGTGGATGCGTAGCTATAAAAGTAGAGGTATTAGAAGAGTTCCTACATATTATCAAGATATTGTAGAAGTGATTGGGGCGAATCCCGGTCATGTTATTGGAACAACCGCCTGTTTAGGTGGAATGTTGGCAACTCAGCTTCTTAAATATAGGGAAACAGAAGATGAAGTTTTGTGGAAAAAAATTCTTAATTGGTGTAATTTAATGAAGAATACATTTGGCGGCAAAGATTATTTCTATCTTGAATTACAGCCTTCTGAATCAAAAGAGCAAAGTTACGTCAATAGAAAATTAATTGAAATTTCTTCAATATTAGACATAGATTATATTATAACAACGGATACACATTATTTAACCAAAGAAGATAGACCTATCCATAAAGCTTATTTAAATTCACAAGATGGCGATAGAGAAGTCGATTCTTTTTATGCAACAACTTATCTTATGGATACAGAAGAACTTGAATCTCATTTAGAGCTTTCAAGAGAAGAATTAGATAAGGCTTATAATAACATTTTAAAAATTCAAAATCTTTGTGAAGATTATTCAATATTAAAGCCTTTAAAAATTCCAAGCTTAAAATGGAATGATTATAGTTACATTGACGTTACAGAAGATTGGTTTGAAAAAATTCCTTATTTAAGAACTTTTTACAATTCAGATTTTATTGGAGATAGAGTCTTAGTAAAAGCAACAATAGATGGAATTAATAAGCATTATGATTTGCAGAATAAAGAAGCATATAATGAAATAAATAGCAATCTTGAAATGACTTGGATTTCATCTAATGTAAACAAAGCACATTGGTCAGCTTATTATCTTAATCTTCAAAAAATAATTGATTTGTGTTGGGAAGCAGATTCAATCGTAGGTCCGGGACGTGGCTCTGGCGTTGGTTTTATTCTTCTTTATGCTTTAGGAATTACGCAAATTAATCCTTTGCGGGAAACTACAAAGACATTCTCTTGGAGATTCCTTAACCCAGAGCGTGTATCAGTATTGGATATAGATTTTGATATTGAAGGTTCTAAGAGAGATGCTGTTCTTCATAAGTTTAGAGAATTTTACGGTGAAGATAGAGTAGCAAATGTTACAACATTCAGAACAGAAAAATCAAAATCAGCAATACTTACTGCCGCAAGAGGATTAGGAATTGATAACGATACGGCTCAGTATCTTGCAAGTTTAATTCCCTCAGATAGAGGACAGTTAAGAACTTTAAAAGAAGTTTATTATGGAGATGTCGAAAAAGATTTCAAACCTGTTTCAGCTTTTGTTAATGCTATGAATAATGAGTATCAAGATTTATGGCAAGTAGCACAAAAGATTGAAGGATTAATATGCGGAACTGGTGTACACGCAGGTGGAGTAATTTTTGTAGATGAGCCTTTTACATTATCTACTGCATTAATGAGGGCACCAGATGGTACTATTTGTACACAGTTTGACCTCCACGATGCAGAAGATGTGAGCCTTATTAAGTATGACGCACTTTCAGTCGAGGCTATGGATAAAATACACGCTTGCTTAGATTTGCTTTGTGAACATAATTATATAGCAAAAGAAAAAACATTAAAAGAAACTTATGAAAAAGCTATTGGAATATATAAGTTGGATAGAGATTCCGAAGATATGTGGGAAATGATTTGGAATCATAAAGTGCTTGACTTGTTCCAAATGGAAAAACAAAGCGGCGTTCAAGGTATCGCATTGGCTAAGCCAAAAAGTGTAAATGATTTAAGTGTACTTAATTCAGTTATTCGATTAATGGCACCTGATAAAGATAGTGATACTCCTTTGGTAACTTGGTCTAAGTACAGAGAGAATATTAATCTTTGGATAGCTGAAATGAGAAGATATGGATTATCAGAAGACGAAATAGATTGGCTTAGTCATCATTCTGCTGTAACACAAGGCATCTGTGAATCACAAGAAGGACTGATGCAACTCGTACAAGAGCCAAGATTAGGCGGCAATTCATTGAATTTTGCTGACCGTTGCCGCAAAGGCATAGCTAAAAAACAAGGCAAATTATTTCAAGAATGTGAAGATGAATTTTACGAGAATATAAAAAAGAATAATTGTTCTGAGAAACTTGCACATTATGTTTGGGATGAATTACTCAAGGTACAGCGTGGCTACTCGTTTAACAGGTTGTTGTGGCCTGTACAAGCTTAACCGTTTATCAACGGGGTTAGAAATAATTAGGTATTGGTAGTACCTGTTTCTAGCTAACGAGGGTAAAATCTCGTGTCAAATGAAAAGTAAATTAAATAAATAAGAAAGGAGGAATTTTATGGTTATTTATAAGATGACTAATAAAATTAATGGAAAATGTTATATTGGTCAAACTAAGAATTTTAAAATTAGAATGAATGGACATAAATCAGAAGCTTTCAATCCTAATGCAGTAGGATATAAATATCCATTATCTAATGCAATTAGAAAATATGGGTGGGAAAATTTTGAGAATACTATTATTGAAGAAATTGACCCAACAGAATCTTACGAATATGTAGATGAAAGGGAAAGATTTTATATATCTTATTATAAGTCTTTATCTAATGAAAATGGATATAATATTACTCTTGGAGGACAAGGATGTCCAAAAAAACCCTTAACATATGAAGAACGCCTTCAATTAAGTAATATATTTAAAGCTGATGAAATTAAAGATATTCAACAAATGCTTAAAAATGGAGAACAAACAACCACTATTCGAGAAAAATATTATCCAAGACTTTCTGTAAGTTTTCTTGATAATATTAACAAAGGATTAAATTTTAGAAATAAAGAATGGACATATCCACTTCGTGCAGAAGATATATCTCGTTCTAATTATTTTACTTCTCAAGAAATAAAAGATATTAAACAAGATATTAAAGACAATATGACTTATAAAGAAATTTCTGAGAAATGGAATATAAGTTTAGGAATGCTTTCTGGTATTAATAATGGTTCTATTTGGCATGATAATAATGAAAAATATCCTTTATGTATAAAGAGTCATTCTAGAAAACAAAATCTTGAAACTTGGGTTAAATCAGTTCAATATGATTTAATGAATAGTAATTTACCTATGACAGAAATTGCTAAAAAATATGATAAAGCATATAGCACAATTAAAAAAATAAATTATGGTCAATCGCACCATAATCCTGAATATCTTTATCCTTTAACTAAAAATAGAAAAAACTAATTTACTTTTCAAAATGATGTATCGACTATCTGGGGTTAGACCCAGAGTACTGGAACTATTGATACGTTCTGGGAAATAGCTTGCGGCCCACGAGCCAAACTACCAAATTGACTCGTCATAGAAAGGCTGTAAAAAATAGTCAGTTTTTAACAAAATGCACACTGCCTCGCTTACTCTCTGGTTGGTCTGCAAGAAATGAATTTAGCTTATAAAAATCCAACTTTATTTTGGAATTGTGCGTGTCTAATATCTAATAGTGGTTCTCTTGAAGATAAAGGAACTACTGATTATAATAAAATGGCTAAGGCATTGGGCAATATTATTTCCGCAGGAATTAACATATCTTTGATAGATATTAATAAATCAAAAGCAAGTTTTGAACCAAATGTTGAAGATAATAAAATTCTTTTTGGTTTAAAAGCATTAAGTGGAATTAACTCTGAAACTATTGAAAAAATAGAACAAGGTCGTCCATATAGTGGAATAGTAGATTTTATGCGACGTTGCCCCCTTACAAAGACAACTATGATTTCCCTTATTAAAGCAGGAGCTTTTGATGAATTAGATAATCATTGGGCTTCTGAAATTAACAAAAAAGAACCAAGAAAAGTTATTATGGCTTATTATATTTCAAAAGTAAGTGAGCCAAAAACAAGAATAACATTACAAAATTTCAATGGATTGATTCAAAGAGGACTTAGCCCAGAAGAATTGTCACCAGTAGTTAAAGTATTTAGTTTCAATAAATTTTTAAAAGAACATATGAAGTATAAAACTTATTATATATTCAATAGCACTTGTCTTAAATATTATTCAGATAATTTCAGTCAAGAGAAAATAGAAATTGTAAATGGCAATCCTTGTATTCTTCAAACTGAATGGGATAAAATATATCAGAATGAAATGAACAAAGCAAGAGAATGGATAAGTAATAATCAAGCAGAAATACTTAAAAATCTTAATATGTCTTTGTTCAAAGAATCTTGGGATAAATATGCTTCAGGAAGCATTTCACATTGGGAAATGGAATCTGTATGTTTCTATTATCACGAGCACGAACTCATTAATGTAAATAATAAAAAATATGGTATAGTAGATTTTTCAAGTCTTTCCGCAGATTCAGAAGTAGAAAAAACATTTAGAAAAAATGGCAGAAGTATTCCTATTTTTAAACTTTCTAAAATAGCAGGTACAGTTATTAGTAAAGATGATAATCATTCCACAGTAACTTTATTAACAACAACAGGAGTAGTTGATGTAAAATTTTCAAAAGAATATTATGCAAATTACAATAAACAAATTTCAGAAAAAAATGATGACGGTACTAAATCAGTAGTTGAAAAAAGTTGGTTTAAACGTGGTGAAAAACTTTTGATTACAGGATTTAGAAGAGATGAGCAATTTGTAGCAAAAACATATGCGGCAACTATTGGACATCAGCTTTATAAAATAACAGACATTAATGAAGAAACTGGCGATATTACAGTAATACATGAAAGGGCGGAAGTAGCTTAATGGAGGAATGTAAACTTATAGCTTTATTTGGTGAAAGTGGCTCTGGCAAGGATACTATTCTTAAAAAAGTTATGGATTATGACGAAGAAACTGGACTTCATAAATTCCATAAAATAGTTAAATATACATCAAGACCCAAAAGACTTGGAGAGATAGATGGAGAGGACTACATATTCCGTAGTCCCAATATCTTTCCTTTTGAACAAATGGTAGCAACTTCAACTTTTAATAAAGATTGGTATTATGGAGTTAATAATAATAGCTTTAAAAATGATAAAATAAATATTGGAGTATTTGATATTACAACTATTGAACAACTTATAGAAAATACTAATTATAAAATCTCACCAGTAAGAATTAAATGTAAAGATGAAATAAGATTAACAAGAGCCATTAAAAGAGAAGAACATCCAAATTGTGTAGAAATATGCAGAAGATTTTTGGCAGATAAAGAAGATTTTAACAATTTAACTTTTAATTATTGGACAATGTATAATAATAATACTCAAGATTTAAAGCTAACAGTAACAGATTTATATAATTTCTTTGATTAAAAAGTTATTTATAATATAAACCTATTTTGGAGGAAGTAACTCTCCTTCACTGGTTAATCCAAAACAAACAAGGAGTTAAAAATTATGTATTTTATTAAAGAAAATGGAACAAAAGTAAAATTTGACAAAAGCAAAATCAAAAAAGCCATAATTGCGGCAATGCGTGATGGCGGTGTTTATCTGCCTGATATTGCTCGTATCATAGCTAATGATTCGGAAGCTTATTTTCAGAAGAACTATCCAATAGATAATGATGGAAGTATTTCAGTAACAAGAGAACAAGTTGATAAGTATATTTTTGATAGACTTATTCATTATGGGCAAAATTTGACAGCAAAATCTTATGAGGACTTTAAGACATTAAGAAAATATCAAAAGCAAGTAATGGATACTGATGAATCTATTATTAGCTTAATTGAAAATAAAAATGAATTAGTTCAAGATGAAAATTCTAATAAAGATGCTAAAGTCAATTCAACAGTAAGAGATTTAGTTGCAGGAGAAATTTCTAAATCTATTTCTCGTAGAAAAATGATTCCCGCCCATCTTATTCACGCACACGATGAAGGTATTATTCATATTCATGACCTTGACTATTATCTTCAGCCAATGTCTAATTGCTGTCTTGTAAACATAAAAGATATGTTGAATAACGGAACAGTAATTAATGGAGTTAAAGTAGAAAGACCTCATAGTATAAGAGT